TTAGCGGCCAGATGGGTCGACTTCGGGCAAGCTGAGGTCGTAGACATCGAGCATGCGCTCGCTGCGGTGACCGCTGGCTTCCTGCTTGTCATGGCGGTTTCCCTGGGTATCGGTGATGCCTCGGCGCTTGAGGTCGTGCAACCCGAACTTTTCTTCTGACTGGATTACGCCAGCATCCACAGCCGCGGTCATCATTCGAAACCAGGCGCTGTCGAGCCCGTCACGGGTCAGAGCATCACCGCCGGTGCCAACAAATAGCGGTCGCTTGGCAGGGTCGAGCGGAACCGCGCGGCCCTTCTTCTTCCAGCGGGCGTTGCGAACCTCGACGGCGGCCTGCCAGGCGGCGCGTAGGCGATCGTTCCAGCGCACCAGGTTGTCGCGGCTGCCCTTGCGGCGGTTGGTGCGGATGCCGGCGTCGGTAGCTTGGTCGTCGGTAAGGGTCAGCACCTCAACGGCGCGCAGCCGGCAGAGGTAGGCGACTTCCATCAGTGTCCAGAGGTAGGGCGCCACGGCGCCGCTGGCGGTGGTCGTGCCCTGGCTGCGCTGCTGGCAGAACTGGGTGACGCGAGCGAGGACGTGTCGCTCGGGTAGACGGTGCCGGGCGCGCTCCTTGGCGGCTTCGATGGTCCAGGCAGGGTTGGTTGTGCAGTGCCCACGGTTGATGCCCCAGCGGTAGATACGCCTCAGGTAGGCGGCAACATGGTTGGCTTTGGCCGGCGTGCCTTCCTTGGCGATTCGATCGACGAGACGCTGGACGATGGCAGGCGAGATGCGGTGGCGGTTAAGGTCAATCACCGCGCTGCCGGCGCGAGTCGTGGTGCGCTCGAGCACACTATGCGAATAACGGTAGCCTCTCTGGGTCGTGGCGGCGAGACGCGTGAACTGGTCGCTTTCCTGGAAGCGGTCGGAGAGCCAGCGCAGGCTGTGCCGGTCGCTGGCGTGGAGGTCCTGAGCGAGCTGGTGTAGCTCGGCGAGCGTGGCCCGGGCGGTGGCGATGTTCTTGCGCCGGCGGCGGTCGCCGTCCTGGTAGAGGATGTACCAGGCCCCGCGCCCGCGGTGATCGTAGTAGATGCCGTCGGGCAGTTTGGGCTGGTCGATGTGCTTAGGGATGTTCGGGTTGTGGCCGCGCCGGCGGCCACGCTTAGCTGGTGGGGTCATAGGATGCTGGCATCGTAGCTGTCATCGTTCTGGGCATGAGGTTTGAGGCCGCCGGCTTGATTGATCAGGTCGATCGTAGTCCAGGGACCCAGGCGGCCACGAAACACAGTGACTCCCTGCTCCACCAGACAGCGCTCGATGTCGGCTGCCCTCTGATACCCGGTAATGGCACGGAGTTCGTCGCATGATAGTACATTGGTGCTATTCATGGGCTGGCATCTCCTTGGCATTAATGCCATCGAGCCTGTCGGCCTCGATCAGCAGGTCTGCCCGCCAGGGATGATCAGGATTGAGTTGATTGGCATAGCGGCGGAGGGCTTCGGATTCCTGCCGCTGGTAGCTGGTGAGTGCTTCAACTTCGCGTTTCAGGATCCGGTTGACTCGCATCAGCCTGGCGATGTCGCTGCCTGGCTCCGGGAGCGGCATCATCAGTGCGCCTGCAGCCTCTTCGAGATCGGCCCTGTGTAGCGCTACTTCATCCAGTAGCCGTTTGCATTGTGCCGCGTATTGATCGGCAGCCTCATACGCCGCTTGCGCTGCCTGTTCGGAGTCCTGGTAGCTCACGCGCCAGGCGTTGTATCCAGCCATGTTCACACCTCACCTCCATCGGCTTGACGACGCAGGCACTCGCGCTGAGCCCTCGACATTTGCTCAGCGACGCGCAAAATATCGCTAGCCAATCCACCCGGAGGGCATTTCTTACAAACCGTTATCAGCCCCTCCAACTCCTCCGCCTTCATCCGCGCATCGCGGTGGGCTAGGGAGATGGTATTGGGCCCGGTCTTTAATGCGGAACGTGCAGTATCTCTAAGGCTGCTGCTTTCAAGGAAGTTGCGGCCTTCCAAGTCAACATCAATTTTCCGCAGAGCGTCGCGTAACACCTCCACATGCGCCTCAAGCTCAGCGACTCTTTTAGCGATCGGGTTCTCGGGGCAGTGCCGGTCGTGATCGAGCAGCGCTTGATATGCTTCACCCTTGGGAGTGTCGCCGCCGTAATCGATCTGGTACCCGCAGTACAGGCAAGTTGCTTTGCTCATCATGTGGCCTCCTGTTGGTCATCGATACGTTGGAATGAGTACGCCCATACGATCGGGTTGGCGCCCCATGAGCCGGGGCCGTTGATGTCTTCCCATAGCTGCTGGAAGTGCATGCGAAGCCATGACTTATCACCTGGTATGCCCATACACCCGTGAAACCCTATGCCCTCTGCGGCGGCATCTGCATCGCTTATATCCTGCAACCGCTCGACGCGCACGTCGGTGACCTCCAGAGTGATCCGGCTGGCCCAGCGGGGCATGTGTATTGAAGGTTTCCACGAACGGCCGTAGCTTCCAGGAACGGTAGCCACGCCAGGATTATCTGCTCTGTAATCCACGTCGCCTGGTAGGCTATCCACTCGGCGGTTGCGAAACGCCTCCCGCCCCCATATCCGGTCACCCGGTTGGATACGAGAATAGAGGCGGTGAACGGTGCCATCGGCTGCTGGGACTTTGAGGAATGGTCCCGGCCAGCCGCCAGGTGATGGCCCGTTGTCGACCCAGGCTGAGTCAAGGTCGAGCCCCATGGTTTGCCAGGCTTTAGCGCTAGCACCATGCCCATCGATCAGTGAGTTTTGTGGCGTCACGATGCGCCGGGTCTGCGATTTTCGGCCATCAAGAATCGCTCGGACATTGTCGCCTGTGAATATCCGGCCATGCTCTTTCATGCCGCACCTCGCCTATCAGCCCAGTGTTTGGAGACAGCGACGTACGTGGCCACGAGGTCAAGCATCGCCTCGGCACCTGCCCTGGTGCTGTAGTTAAGTAGCACCGTGACGCGCTCGTCGTGGGTGTCAGCATTGATCAGTGAGCGCAGCGCGCGACGTGCGTCATCCGAGATCATCAATGATTCGATGGGGTCCCGTTCTTGTGCGGGCTGAGGCGCTTTACGCTTTGACTTGGCTTGCCGCGGTTCCTGTTTCGGTTCCGGGCTCGGCTCGCCACGTTCGTGAGGCATGAGTTTCATGCGGCACCTCCCACTTGCTGGTTGGTGATGACCTGGTGGTCGTTGGCAGCGGCAATCGCGGCCATGGGTAGCGGGCTGACGCTGTTGCCGCACATCTTGGTTTGGGCCGTTAGGGTGAAGCGGCGACCATCGTGGCCCCGGTCGATGATGTAGGTGTCCGGGAAGCCTTGGGCGCGGTAGAGCTCACGCGGCTTGAGCATGCGCAGGGCAATGTCGACGATCACGTAGGGCGTGCCCTTGATCGTCACGGTGACCAGGGCCAGGCGGTCCTTGGCGGTGATAGTTGTCATCGGGTCGCGAAGATCCGCCCACTGGCCACCGGTACTGTGATAGCGCATCAGGAAAGCGGCGACGCGCAGGGCGCCGGCTTCCTGATCGGACGTGAGTGATGACGCCAGGTTTGCTGTGACCAGCTGCTGCTGGGTACCGCGACCAGTGATGGTGCTGAGTGGTTCGCGGGCATCGCGCCCGGCACCGTCGTAGAAGCCGCCGTTCATCTGGGCCATGAAGGCGGTGACCAGGGCGTAGCTCCCGCCTTTGGGCCAGGCGGTGACAGTGCGCAGCGGTTCGTCAATCGGGTGGACGGCTTCGCTCCCACCACCGTAGTTGGCGATTGGCACGATGAAAGGATCACCGCTATCGAGCACAAATTTCTGGATGCCCTTGGCGATGCGCTTGAGGGTATTGTCTGCCAGCGGCCGGGGCCGGTCGAAGATCGAGCGGGAAGGGATCGACCAGTCGATGCAATCGGCAGCCGGTCGCCAACGTTGCTGCCCACGCTTGGGATTGCGGTGATGTGTGGGCGTAGGCCAGACGATAGGCTGATCATCACAGCGGGCGATGAGATACAGTCGTTCGCGGGTGGTGGGCGCGCCGTAGTCGCAGGCGCGCAGGGTGCGCCACTGCACCTGGTAGCCCAGACGGCGCAAGCCGTCGACGAAGTGGCGCCAGTTGTGGCCACGTCGCCGACGATCCGGTACCAGAAACTGTTTCTCGAGCGGTACCCGCTCGCCGGGCTCGGCCATGCGGTTCACCTTGCGGCCAGTGCGCGGGCACGTTACCTGGTCCATGGTCACCACTCGCCCGGTTGACTTGTCGCGCTTGGCGATCAGCGGTGACCACTGCAGGATCTGTTCGACGTTCTCCAGGGTGATGACGCGCGGCCGGACGGTTCCCGCCCACTTATGCACTACCCAGCTGAGCGAGCGGATGGCGCGCTGGCGAGGCTGGCCGCCACGTGCCTGGCTGTGATGAGTGCAGTCCGGGCTGGCGTGCAGATGGCCCACCGGGCGCCCGGCGGCAGCCTCGAAGGGATCGACGTCGTAGACATCGCTCAGGTAGTGGTCAGCACCTGGATGGTTGGCCTGGTGCATGCTGATGGCGTCGGCGTCGTGGTTGATGGCCACGTGTACCGGGCGATTGAGGCCCATTTCGAGGCCGGTGGAGGCACCGCCACCACCGGCGAATAGATCGACGTTGATCTCACCGGCGTAGTCCATGGCGAACTGGGTGCGCCAGTCTAGGCTAGGAGGTAGGCGTTTCATGCAGCATCCTCGACAATCTCAACCAGAGGAATGCGACTCATGTGCATGGTGTAGCCTGTGCGCTTTTCCATAGCGTCGTATTCACCCAGCAACTCTGGGAAATGGCGGGCGCCGTTCTGAAGATCACCTTTGCAACCCATGATGCAGAAGACGCAACTCAGGCGGTCATTGCCCAGACCGTAGGCGTAGTGCGGCTCCTGTCCGGCCACGCGGATCGTGGCGAACACCTCTTCAGTGGTGAGTTCGTGCACGGGCAACCACTCGTACCAGGTGAGCACAGAGTTACTAATGGGCATTTTTTTGAATGCCGGCTTCTTGGCTCGACCTTGTGACTCTTCGGCTCGAAGGCCGAGACAATTAATGATCGTCTTGAAGCCATTATCCTTGGCGAAGCGACGAACCTCTCGCTGTATCGGCCCTCGCTTGAGGTCTGAGGTGCACTGTCGGGTGCTCGCACTGGGCCAACTAGGCACCTCTGGACGTTTATAAAAGCGCCGTTCGACCATCTCCAGCAGGGTTTTATTAGCCTCGGCCACTATGAAGGAGAGGCCGGCTTTCTCGGCTTGCTCCTTAGCTAACTCAAGTGCGCCGGGCCACTCCATGGCACCGAGGCTGGCATGCACTACCAATAGCTGTTCCCGAGGAACGATCTCAATCAGCTTGATAAGCTGTGCTTGACTGTCCTTGCCGCCAGAATGATTGGCGACGACAAGAGCACCCGCGGCAATATGAGAAAATGGCTCGTTCATTCCTCACCTCCCTGCCGCTCAGCGGCACGATCGATGCGTTCAATCTCGGCGAGGATCAGCGCTGCAGCTTTGACCAGGTTGCGGCGTGGTTCGGGGCTGGGCTTCCACCATTCGACATCCCATGGCCAGGTCAGTGGGGCGTGATTATCCAGGTGTGGGTGGGGGCCGTGGCGAGTCTGCAGGCTAGCGGTAAAGCAGTAATCGGATGCTGCCAGCGAAAGCACGCCATCGGCATGCGTATCGTCATGTTCACGCGACCAACCCTCATCATCGACCTGGCGGCAGCGCTCGCTGATGACGTCGAACGCCGCCTGGGTGAGCTCGGGGCCTTGGTCGAAGGCGGGGTCGGCATGCAATAGTGTGTCGGCGAACGTCGTCTTGGCGCGGACAGCTACGCTGTAGATGTCACCATCCTCATTTTCGCCACGGTCGATCTCGATGAAGCCCTCCGGGTGCTGGAAGTTGATCGAATCGATGTAGGCTTGAGAGTCCTCGGCGTAGGCATCGACAGCCTGGTCGTCATCAATTTCCGGGTCGATTGGGGGCTCTATGGCATCGGCGATAACTTCGAACCCGAATGGCTCGAGAACCTGACGAAAGGGCCGTTCCTCGAACAGCGGGTGGCTGAGTAACAAATGTGGTTGCATGTGATGTACTCCTCGCGTGGTGGTTATGCCTTGTTGCTGTGGCGGGCAGAAGTTCTGTAGGTCTTGCTCAGGTCGGCGTTGACGGAGCGGCCGCGTCGTAAGATCGCTCGAGCCAACTTTGCTCGGTCAGCATGGCTATGGGAGGCTTGTCCGAGCAGGCCGAAGTAGCTGTTGGCGGTGTCGCGCAACTCATCCTCCGGTGCTGCAGTCACCCGCTTGATAGCGTCCTGCATGGTTCGCCGGCGGATGGTTCGGCGCCACGGTTTAATCACGTGGCCGACAAAGTCGACGCCCCTGGCAATGGGTTGGATGACGGTCTTGCGTGGGTTCAACTGTGCACCGAGCCGCGGTAAGAAGGCCTCGATGCGGTCATGCCACCAGTTCAGAGTGTCTGGATCGCGGTGCAGTAGCACGAAATCATCGACGTAGCGAATGTAATGTCGGACATGCAGTCGGTGTTTCACGAACTGGTCGAGGTCATTGAGGTAGATATTCGCGAAGAACTGTGAAGACAAGTTGCCGATCGGTAGTCCCAGATGGCTGGGCTGGTTGGTCAGGCGTTTGTGGCTTGGCACTTGACGTAAGAGGTGGCGAGGGCCTCGTACCTCGTAGTCGGATCGCGGATCGTGCATCAACACCAGGTCGGTGAGATCCCACCACCAGGGCTCAGTGATCAGGTTGGCCAACTGCCAGCGGAGCACCCGTTTGTCGATCGAGACAAAGAAGTTGGCCAGGTCGCACTTCAGGTAGTGGCCAGGCTTCATCCAGTTCTGGGTTGCGCTACGGATCTTGCCCTCGAGGCGTTTGGCAGCGTAGAGAGTGCCGCGTCCTGGGATGCAGGCGCAGCTATCGGCGATGAATTTGCGCTCAATGCGCGGGCCGACGTGGTTGTACAGCAGGTGATGGACGATACGGTCCCGGAATTCGGCAGCCCATATCTCGCGAGGCTTGGGCCGCGTGACAACAAAGCAGACGGAGCGGCCTGGCCGATATTCACCGGTTACCAGTTCATCGTAGAGATCAACTAGGTTACGCTCGAGACGCTCCTCGAATGCCAGGGCGCTGGCCGTGTTGCGCTTGGTGCGCCGACAGTCGAAGTAGGCCTGGACCAGCGCCTCGAACGTAGGAGCTTCGCCTGTAGTTGCGGACGGCGCGGGCCCGGAGCTCGTTGTTCTTGTTGATGTTGTTCTGGTTGCCATCATTGAAGTTCTGCCCCCAGGCGTTGTTGGACGAGTACTGCGCCGTGTCGTGCTATCTACATCGCTCCACCGAAGGACCTGCCGATCAGTGGAGAAACTGCGCGGGACCTGTCGGCTCGGCCGGTGGTATCCCTGGTGCGCTTGGCGGTGGCTTTACTGGCCAGCGGCACGACCAGATACAAATCGCTCAGGCATGAGCGCCGTGACGCGCATGCAGCGGGCGATGATGCGAAGCGTTCTTCCACCCGTTGCCCTGCTTACCGATCGAGGACGTGAGCTCGATAGCCGCCGCATACTGCTTGAGGCTGATAAAGCGCTTGTCCTTGAACAGGCGAAGGAGGAACTCCACCACCTGCAGGCGCTCAAGCATCTCTGAAATATGCGGTGCCTTGTTCTCGGCGGCATTGGCTCTGGCAATTAGCACCAGGATCTCAATGCACTCGTCCCTAACCTTCGCGCCAAGCCCGACCTTGAGATCACGCGGAATGTTCCGCGTGACATCGGCGGCAAGGCTGAGCAGGTCATAGGCCAGCTTGTAGATGGGCAATTGGGTGTGGAGAGCCATAAGCCCCTCAATAATCGAATGACTTAATGATCAAAGACTCTGCGGACGGCGCGGGCCCGGAGCTCGGTGAACTTGATGATGCCGCCCTGGCCGCCACCATCGAAGCCCTGCCCCCAGGCGCCGTTGGACGAGTACTGCGTGCTCGACCAGTACCACGTCCGATAGAACAGTTCGGGGACATTGGCATAGCACAAGGCCAGCTCGCGGCGAGCGGGCAGGTACCAATCCATCCGGCCGGCGATATGGAGGTTAGCGACCCAGTCGATAACGGGGTGTGGGTGTTCGGATCGAGCAAGCGATAGGGTGTTCGCCTGGCCGTCCCATTCACCACGCGCCTCCGGCTCGTCCTCTCCGCGAGATCCCCATTCCAGGTCTTCAGCCTCACCTGGACCGTCCTCGGCTACCAGTAGGTGGTAGTCGAGGCCATCAGGGTTGCGCATCAGTCCGGCATATATGCCGCCTTGACCATGCCACTTCTTACCGATTTCGGGCGGAGAAGAGCGGCGGTCTTGGGGTTCCGGTTGGCCGTGAGAGAGGTTGGCCAGGATCTGCTGGACCGCGTCTGCCGTAGGCATCTCAATGCGTGCCGCGCCGGCCTGGAGCGTGATGGTGTCACGAGTATTCATGTCAGTACCTCCGGTAAGCCGGGCAGGGCCCGGCGAAAATAATCGAATGAATCAATGACTGAGTTTGACTCTGCGGACGGCGCGGGCCCGGAGCTCGTAGTGCTCGTCGAAGTAGTGCTGGCTGCCATCACTGAAGTGCTGCCCCCAGGCGTCGTAGGACGAGCACTGCGTGCTCGACCAGTAAAGCCGAGTGGCGAAAGCTTCTGTTCCCTCCTCCTGGAACGCCTCCGCTTTGGCCTGAGCGGGAGAATCGGAGGCATAGGGATAGCCGACAGGCACGCTGGAAGGGTTATCGCCGTCTCGGAAGGTGCAGTAGTTTTCATGTGCAGACGGCTTCAGGTTTCGGTAGCAAAGCTCAAGCTCGTCACGGCTGGGCAAATACCAGTCGGCATGACCGTTGATCTCTAGAGCCAGCATCCATCGGGCAGCGTCGCTGCCGGCTTCGGCCATGGCCACGGTGTTGGCGTGCCCATGACAACAGCTTCCAGCGCCTTCCAGGATCTCACCGAACTGGCCCCACTGGGCTTCCTCTATTTCGCCCTCGTCCTTCGGGGATATGATCAGGGCGTAGAGGTCGTTTCCGATGCGAAACTGGCCGGCATAGAAACCGCCATCCAGAGTATCGCCGGGAGAGACTGCGCTGAGGTCGTTGATGTTCATGTGTGTGCTCCCATCTCGGAATACACGGGTATCGAGATCGTCGAGCAGGGCATTGACGTCGGTGGCGGTCGTTTGATCAGACATGATCGTCTCTCCTTTCTGCTGTGGTGGTGGCCCGTAGGCCGGTTATTCCCCGGCGGCTGCCGGCGGGAAAGCGGTTATCGGGGTGGCCTGACGCATACGGTCCGCGATGTGAGGCGGTGCATCGGCCAGCGAGTCGATCTGCCTGGCTTCGATCAATGCGGCCATGTGATAGATCGAGATGAACGGTTGTGCCTTAGCACTGCGGTCTAGCCGTACGATAGGCAGCGGGATGCGTTGTTCGCGCAGCGCTCGCCGGAACCTGTCTGGTGAGAGGTTCCGGAAATAGGCCCGGCGAATGCTGTCGAGATCGACCAGCACGTCGCCGAATCGTTGGTAGAGCAGGGCGACCGTGCTGGTATCCGGCTCGGCGACGTCATCGCCCCACGGGGGCATTGGCTGCGCGGCATCAGGCATCGTTCGCGGCCTCGCGGTGCGTAACGATCTCTCGGCCCAGCTGGGTGGCGAGCCAGAGCAAGCCTTTATCCGTCACTAGCGTTTTACCGTAGGGTTTGGCTTCGCCTAGGCCGGGGTGATTGAACGCCTTGAGATCGACATGGAAACGCCCTGCACTGATGTGATGCCGGGCGGGGATGTTGTGCCGATCGAAGATGCCGCGCTCGCGAAGCTCCGCGCAGAGCGTGGTGCGGCCGGTACCGAGCAGCACGGCGGCCTGTTGTAGCGTGTAGCGGCTCATAAGTTACCCTTCCGTTCGACGATACACATGACCAGCCCGGCCACGCCGAGCGCGGCGAGCATGACGAGGAAGATGCCGAGCAGCACGGTCACACCAACAACGGAATCAGGTGCACTGGCGGGTAACTGCTCGACCAGCCATACGGCAACAGCGCGGGTGGGGTTCATGCGGCACCCCCGCGTGTTGGCAACAGTGACTCGAGGTAATTGACGACAGCCGTTAGCTGCTCGATGCAGTTGGGCACAGCGCGCTGGCTCGGTGGCAGGCAGACTTCACGGCGCCACGATTCGCGGAAGCTCTTATCGCCTTGCCAGCCGTGGCAACTGGGTATAACAGCGACGTATAGCGTGTGCATGTGTCCGGAATAATCGACATCGACAGTGCATGCCGTGCTGATGCTGACATCCATGGCGAGATCCTGGATGTGGATGATCAGCACGCGGTGGGCACTGGTGAGATCTTGGCGAGTGCCGCCGGGAAAGTTAGTGATATTGCTCATGCTGCACCCCCGTTGCCTGTCGGCGTGGGGATGAGGCGGGTCGCTTTCTCATCACGGGAGTAGACGGCCAGGCTGCGAGTATCGCGCTGGATGCGCTGTACCGTGGCCGGGTTGTTTGCGGCTGCCGGGTGTAGGTACACCCGTGGTGTGGTGGTTTGCGTGGTGCGCATTAGTTTTCCTCTTACTCGTGGTGGGCGAGTAAAGGGAAATATTGCGCATTGTTGTTAATCTGTCAATACAAAGTGAAATGTTTTTAGGTAAAGAAGCACACAGTGTCTTCCTGGAAGCGTTATGCTCAGCCCGAATGAAGCGTTACAGATCGCCTCCGCGCCATACCACTCGGCCGAGAATGGTCAGTTGGGCCATATCATCCTGGGTCAGCTCGAAATCGGGGAATCGGCGCTTATCTTCATTGTCGCTTCTTATGATCCAGCGCCCTGTCAGCGACTTGATGAACCGTTTGATTAGCAGTTCGCCATCATCCTGGCGGATAACGAAAATCTTGTTATTCATCGGTTCAGCCTGGCTTTCATCCATGAGCACGACATCGCCATCAGAAATGGTGGTTTCCATGCTGCTTTCATAGACGTAAATGACATGCAGGCAATGTGGCGACAGGCCGCGCTTCCGCAAGTATGCCAGCTTGAAGGCCAGTCCGGCATTTACCTCAACATGGTCATTCATGTGACCATTACCTGCAGACCCTGCGGCGCTATACTGGTTTATGACAATAAACTCATTATCGCCCTGCAGGAGTCGAGCCTGGCTATATGAGCCAAGGTCATCAGCCAAGAGTTCTTCTATAGTGGTATTCAGCGCAGCGGCAAGAGATCTCAAATCATTAAGGCTTGGTTCGCGACGACCTTTCTCATAATTCCCGATCCGGGCCTGAGCACTATCCCATCCACAGGCTTCAGCAAGCTGTGTTTGGGTCATGTTATTTCGTATTCGAATAGCGCGAATGCGCTCACCAAGTGTTTTCATCCCTGAAAAATATCACGTATTGAAAACCATTAAGCCTACGTTTTGTCTTGCATGTATCACGAAGCGTTATTATAGTGAGCACATGACCCTCTGGAGATACGGGCATGAATCGGATTATCGAGCTTCGACGCAAGCACAAAATAAAGCAGAAAGAGCTAGCTGCCTGCCTGAATTGGCACCAAGCCAGATTGAGCAACTACGAGCATGGACGGAGAGAACCATCGTTAGCTGATAGCAGGGCAATCGTATCAGCTCTTAACGAATTAGGCGTGCCTTGTACGCTTGATGAGGTGTTTCCACCATCGGAAAAGAAGCAGGCCGCCTGAGATAACTCAGACGACCTGCGGGTGTCGGGCTCTACCCACCATAGGATCACCCGACGAGTGCAGAGAGTACAAAGCCCACCACAGGCCTCTCTGCGTGTGCGCACCACATGCAACACGCTGACCAGCATAACGCATCGGCAAGTGGGTTGCATGGCAACATTACGGGAGTAATGCCGTATGTCGAAACGCTGGCCCACCTCGCTCGAACGCGCTCAGCGTGAGGTTCTGTCCCTGAACCTGGCCCTGTATCACGCTGCACGCGACTACCCTGGCGGCGTGAAGGCAGTGGCTGCGGTGCATGGCCTGAATGCCACCACGCTACAACATAAGCTCAGCCCTACCCATGACAGCCACCGCCCGAACATCGACGATATCGAGTCGGTATTGGCCGTCACCCGCGATCCGCGCATCATGGATAGCCTCGGCGAGATTGCCGGCGGGGCGATCTGGGTGATTCCGGATGACTGCCGTGCCGATAACGTGACCGACCTGCTCGATCTGATGTCGGTGCTGCATAAGCGGCTCGGTGAGATGATCACGAGCGTCAGCGAGAGCGTGGCCGATGGCGTCGTTGACGATCATGAGCGCGCCAAATTGCGCAAGCGTGCCCGGCGCATGCTCGAGGCAGTGCTGGCCCTGGAGCTCTCCGCCTCGGAATACGGGGAGGTCCAGCAATGACCTGGGATCCGCTGACGATCGATGAATTGCGCCTGGCCCTGCAGTACATTCCCGCTGATGACCGCGATACTTGGGTCAACATCGGCAATGCCATCAAGACGGAATATGGCGAAGATGGCTGGCCGATCTGGGACGAATGGAGCCAGGGTGGCGAGAGGTACAACCTGGCGGATGCCAAGACCGTCTGGCGAAGCCTGAGCCCTGGGCATGTCCCCTTGGGTTTCGTTAATAAACTGGCGACTGCTCATGGCTGGCAGCGAGAGCGACGGGAAATGAGCGCTGGGGATCGCCGCCGGTTGAAGGCCGAGGCAGAGGAACGCAGGCGGAAGGCTGCCGAAGCGGTGGAGGCCGACCAGGCCAAACTGGAGCGCATGCGCGAGGTAGTGGCCGAGGCCTGCCAGAGGGTGCTTGAGCAGCATTTGAAGGACACCAGTGACTTGCCTTGCCCTTCGCCGTACCTGGAGCGCAAGGGGGTCGGTGCCTATGGGGTGCTGTTCCCGAAGCGTGCGGTGCTGGTCAACGTGGATTCCAAGCGCGAGCGGGTGGACTTGTGGGCAGGGGAAGAGGTGCGTCGGTTCTATGCCGATCTGCCCAAGCCCCGGCCTGATCACTTGCATTTCTTTCAGCTTCGCCCCAGCGATGTGGTGGTGCCGTTGCGGGCCTCCGGCGGCAAGTTGTGTTCGCTGCAGACGATCAATCATCTGGGTACAAAGCTGTTTCCGAAGTTCGGCCGCAAGATGGGCTGTTTCCATCTGATCGATACGGTAGGAGAGCCACTGCCACCGGTTGTGGCAGTGGCAGAGGGCTACGCGACGGCGGCGAGCGTGCATGAAGCGACCGGCTGGCCGGTAGCCGTGGCGCTGGATCTTGGCAATATGGCTCGGGTAGCGCCGTTGATGCGCAGCATGTTCCCGCAGAGCCAGCTAGTTCTGTGCGGCGATGATGATCCTGAGACCAATGGCAACCCCGGGCGCACAAAGGCGCAAGCTCTGGCCGAAAAACTGGGTTGCGTGGCCGCCTTTCCGAGCATGGAGGCGGCCTGATGGACTGGAACGATCTTCACCAGGCGCGTGGCCTGGATGCGGTACGCGAGCAACTGCAGGCTGTCGTAGAAGCGGCGAACGATGCGGAGCATGAGGGCGAAGACCCCAACGCTGGCCTTGCGGCAGGCACCGGGAGTTCGCCGACCAGGCGTAAGCCTAAGGATGGGGTAGAAGACCTTGCAGATACCGATTGGGAATGGGTCGAGCATCTGCGCCGTACCGACAAAGGCACGATCAAGGGCGAGCTTTCCAATGCTTACCTGGTGTTCAAGCATCATCCGGACTGGGAGGGGCTTCTGGCCTTCAATGACTTCACGCAGGAGGTGGACAAGCTGCGGGCTCCGCCGTTCTCTCACGGCGAGGTGGGCACGTGGCGCGATGCCGATGCCGGACATGCTCTGGTGTGGCTACAGCAGAAGATGGGTGTGCCGATCGGGCAGGTGAACGTGGCCGACAAGGCGGCGATGACGGTTGCCGACGAGAACCACTATCACCCGGTGCAGAATTTCCTCGAGAACCTGCCGGCCTGGGATGGCACGCCTCGACTGTCGACGTTCATGACCGATGTGTTCGGTGCCGATGACAACGACTATACTCAGCACCTCGGTATCTCGATGCTGGTATCGGCCGTTGCGCGCATCCAGCAGCCGGGATGCAAGGTGGATGAAATGATCATTCTCGAGGGCGGGCAGGGGCTGGGCAAGTCGACGTGCGTGCGCGAGCTGTTTGGACCCCATTGGTACGTGGAGCTATCGGAGGCACCGGACAACAAGGACTTCTTCCTGACGATTCAGGGGGCGTGGGCGGTGGAGATCGGCGAGCTGCAGTCGTTCTCGAAGGCGAACATCACGATGGTCAAGATGGCGATCACCCGGCGCGATGACAAGTTCCGACCACCCTACGCGCAGCGAGCGATCAGCCATCTTCGTCAATGCATCTTCATCGGCACGACGAATGCAACGGAGTATCTGATCGACTCGACCGGTGCCAGGCGCTTTTTACCCGTGGCTTGCCGCAAGGCTGATGTGGGGTATGTGCACCGATGGCGATTGCAGCTCTGGGCGGAGGCGCTAAAGCACTACCAGGGTGGGTTCGAGTGGTGGAAGGTGCCGGTCGATCAAGCAGCTATCGAGCAGGACCAGCGCTATCTTGAGGATCCCTGGGAGGAGCGCATCACCGACTATCTGGACGGCCAGGCACCGGCAAATGCTTACCCGGACTGGCGCAACGGCCAGGCGCGCTCGGCCTACATCAACAAGGTGACCACCCGGGAGCTGATGGAGTACGCACTACGTCTCGATGTCTCCCGCCAGGGCAAGCAGGAGCAGCGGCGTGTGGGCGACATTATGCGACACCTGGGGTGGCTCAAGCAGCCGCAGCAACGGGTCTCGGGTTCGACGAAGCGTATCCGCCCCTATCTGCGGCCTGGGGCCGATCCAGAGGCGGAGGCCTAAGTATGCTGTGTCACATGATCGGGGCGTGTCACATGTTCTGTCACATGATGGGTTTCGAAAAACCCTTTGCGAATCAGGCGTGTCACTAGTGTCACATGTGTCACTAGTGATTCGCGCACACATAAGCGCACGCGCACGCGCACGCATATATATTCACCATTTTATATGTGACATATGTGACACTAGTGACACAGTTGATATTAAAGGATTTTTTCTGTCACATAATCCAAAAGTATTATGTGACACATGTGACAGACATCAAGCTCAAGCCAAAGGAGGCAAAATATGGGTGATAGCGGACAGAGGTTAAGCGCGCTTCAACTCCAGTCAGCGCAAGCTGTTGAAGGTTACCTGATTGAGGCTATTGAGATACTGGATCGCAATTTGACACCAGAGTTCTTTGAGAAGAATCCCCAGCTTCTTGGAGAGATGGTTAAAGCCATGGCAATTCAGAACCAAGCGGACGTTGAAAAGGATAAACCAAACCACTAGCCGATATCCCGATGCCGACCCACCACGCGAAGGAGCCACCACATGATCAAACAGATGGACGACCTGCTCATACACTGGGCAGATCAGTTGCGAGGCAAGGGGATGCGGCAGTGCTCACCGATCGGCAAGCTCGTTGAGTTCGGCGGCATTCCGCCACGATCTACCGGCGCGAAAGGCAGCCGCGACCCGCTGAATCTCGGTGAGATGGATGAGATGTCATGGGCCGTCGATTGTGCGCTGCGCAGCCTGAATTACCGTGACCAGACGATGGCCCACGAGCACTATCGCGGCCATGGCTATAGCGACGAGAAATGTCGCAGGCTGGGTATGGCTAGGCAGACATACTATGACGCCCTGCAGCGGTTGCATGAGAACCTGTTGATCGCTCTGCGCAAGCAGGCATCGCCAAAAAGTTTGATGGATTTTGGCGCATAGCCCTACGATTGCAGTCACATTGAGGCGTTGGCATTACTACCCTATTGATGCCACCGGAATCGAGGGCCATGATTTAGCTACCGTGCGATAGCTGCCGATAAACCAAGCGTTTGGTTTTCGAGAGTCACGGTTACCCTTTGTCAGTCCCTGCATTGCCCGGCCACGCGCCGGGCTTTCTTTTTGGTAGCTATCTTTTTGGTAGCTATCGACTGCCTTGTTGCTCCCGTCTGTGGTGGGCGGCGCCCCGCTTCGGCGGGGCAACTTATTTCTGGAGGCTGCATGGAGCTTTCCTCGGCAGGATTGAAACTGATTCAGTCCCACGAGGGGCTGCGCCTCGAGGCCTATCGTGATGCCGTTGGCATCCCGACCATCGGGTACGGTCACACCAAGACCGCCGAGATGGGCCAGGAGATCACCGAGGCCCAGGCGCTCGAGTTACTGCAATCCGATGTTGAGTCATTCGAGGATGCCGTCCGCGATGCCGTCAACGTCACGATTACGCAAAACATGTTCGATGCGCTGGTCTCGTTTGCGTTCAATGTCGGCATTGGCGCGTTTCGAGACTCGACGTTGCTGAAAAAGCTCAACGATCACGATTACAACGGTGCCGCTGACGAACTGCTTCGCTGGACGAAAGCAGGCGGCAAGGAGTTGGCAGGCCTGGTCAAACGCCGCGAAGACGAGCGAGACCTGTTCCTTACCTCATCAGATTGGTTCGACGCAGTGGATAAACGGGGGCGCTGATGCCATGGAGAAACTCTGGACTGTGGCAAGACGCTCTGCTGTTTGCCTCGATTATGGGGGCCGCAATCATGGGCCTGTTCGCTAAGATCGCTGCTGACGTCAACGACGGCAGCCGCAGACGAGTTTTCTCCCCGCGCCTATTACTCGACATCCCCGGCATCTTTGTCATGGGGCTGATCGCCACGGGTATCGCCTCCTGGCTAGACGCCGAAGGGTATGAAGCCCTGGCCGTTGGCGTTGCCTGCGGCTGGATAGGGCCGCGCAGCATAGACGCAACTCTCACCGCAATACAAGACCGCATCCGAAAGAGGTGATTATGAAGCTCATCCCTGAGAGCGGCAAAGCGTCAAGAATGTGGAGCATCCGTCTCGCTGCTCTTTCCGCTGGCCTGGCTGCTGCCGAGGCATCGCTACCTCTATGGGAAGGCGTTGTGTCCGACGGTTTATTCGCGGCTCTGTCATCCGCTGTCGCCATCGCTGCGGCGATTGCGCGGGTCATAAAACAGGACGCTCTCCATGATGGTTAAGCTCTGGGGTTGGATTGCTGCCGCATTCGGCATCCTGACTGCCGCCCTACTCTACATGCGCGGCCAGCGTGATCGTGCCCGCGAGAAAGCCAGCGAGGCCAAGGCCAAGGCGAAGTCACAGCAAGCCGTGCGTGAGACCGAGCGAGAGATCGACAAGGCCCGCGCCCAGGCACGCAAAGAATCGAACGAGGTGCAGCATGAGGCTGACGACCGCCCTGATGATAAAAAGCCTAGCGGCAATTTTCGTCGTTAGCGGCTGCACCACGACCGAATACATCGAGGTCACTCCCGAGTGCTCACCCCCGCCGGTGCCGACATTACCCCAGATCGACAAGGGCAATCTCTGGGATCAGGTAGGCGACGAGGACTACCGGAAGATCGAGGCATATATCAACGGCCTCTGGGCCTACTCTGACGAACAGGCCGCCATGCTCAACGAGCTGTGCCAAGGAGCCGACGATGCCCATACCGACTAAACGCGTGTTCTGGTTGCTCGCCGCTGCCGTGGCACAGGTTTCCCGAGTGCTTCGCTGGATCAAGCGCAAATTGTTTGACTAACGCTTTAGAAGACGGCGAGCCATCGCCAAGGGTTTACAGCAAGAGAGGAAGGAAGAAATGGCACGACTCAAGTTCACCCGCATCTACGATAGCGGGCAAGAGCAATGCGACGTGGTGGAGTGTAACCACTACAACATCTGCCGTTTTGCGGGCGGGGCTGTTGAGGTGACGACATTCCCCGGCTATACCGACGAGGGCGGCGTGAGCCGGTTCGTCTCGAGCGAGCGGGATGATGGCTATCCCGTATGCTTCGTCGAGTCGGATTCGACAGGCAAGACGGTCGATGTGATCAGAGCAGGTGATCAATTGGCACCAGAGTAGCCATCACTCATATGGGTATGAAGCCCAGAGATCGTATGCCTTGTCATAGTTGCGCCCAACGGCGTGAAAGGATCAAGAAATGGAGGGCAATTGCCCGTGAGCGAGCGCGCCGAGTTATTGCTCGAGGATCTGCTGGCAGAGCAGCAGAAGACCAACCAGTTGCTGGGGATGTTAATCGAAGCTCTGAGCGATGAGCAGGTCGATGATGAGCAGGTCGCTACTATTTACCTGGATGGTACGCCAAAGGGCTAATGATGAGTGAGCGTCCATGGCGCTATTTGTATAACACCAGGCGCTGGCACCGGCTGCGGACTGCCCAACTCAGGGATGAGCCGTTGTGCCGGTACTGCAAGGCACTGGGCAAAGTGACCCCGGCGGTCATTGCCGACCACATAAAGCCGCACAAGGGTGATGAAGAGTTGTTCTTCGACAGGGACAACCTGCAGTCGCTCTGCAAGCTGTGCCACGACTCGGCCAAGCAATCGCAGGAACGTACCGGCAAGTTGCCCGGCTGTGGCGAAGACGGCTGGCCGCTGGACCCGAATCACCATTGGGCCAAGAAGGGCGGGGGGTAGGTCGAAACCTCAGAGCCATCCCGCGAAGACCGCCGCCGAACCTTTCTTTATCTAAGCGGGAAAAATGGGAGGGGGGTACCTCGATATCCTGAGGCATTACACCAGTCCTCACATAGCAGTTTTCACAATATCTGGTATCAGTGACCAGCTGATCGGATAGCACATTTAGTAGGAGGTTCCATGGCAGGCAACCGCAATAGCGGGCGTAAGCCATTGCCGGCGAACGTCCACGTGATACGCGGCAACCCGAGCAAAAAGCCAACGCATGAGTTGACCGGTAATCAAGACGGGGCGGCTCAGGTTGAGGCAGAGATTCCACCGTGCCCGGCATTTCTCACCAAGGATGCCAAGGCGGAGTGGAAGCGGATAGCCAAAGACCTGCAGACGCTTGGCCTGATTAGCAAGCTGGATCGAGGCGAGTTGGCCGTCTATTGCCAAGCCTGGTCTGACTGGAAAGTCGCCCGGGAGAAGATCGCCGCGATGGAAGAGTCAGGCTTCGTCGAGACAACACCCAGCGGCTACAAGCAGATGTCGGCCTGGATGCAACTGGCCAATCGCGCGGAAGAACGGATGCGTAAGGCTGGCAGCAGCTTCGGCCTGAATCCCAGCGCTCGCGCGAGCCTGGGCGCAGGCACGGTGCAACAAGGAGAACTGTTCCCTAATGAGCAAGCGGAGACCGCCCGAAAGTACGGCCTGTGATGACCGAGTCACAGCCTATGCCCGGGCGGTGGTGGCTGGTGAGCTGATCGCCGGTCACCAGGTCCGCGATGCTTGCGCACGCCACTTGCGCGACCTAGAGCACGGTCCGGATCGCGGGTTGCACTGGGACCTTGAGGCGGCCAATCACGCCATCGGTTTTTTCGAGGACATCCTGCGACTCAATGGTGGCCAGTACGAAGGCCTGCCGTTCGAGGTGCTGCCCTGGCAGGCGTTCATCGTCGGCAGTCTGTTCGGCTGGAAGGGCAAGGATGGCTTCCGTCGCTTCCGCGTTGCCTACATCGAGACGGCCAAGGGATCCGGCAAGTCGCCACTCGCCGCCGGGGTCGGACTCTACGGCTTGACTGCTGATGGCGAGAGCCGCGCCGAGATCTACGCCGCGGCGACGAAGAAAGACCAGGCCCAGGTACTGTTTCGCGATGCGGTGGCGATGGTCGATCAGTCGCCGATCCTGGCTCAGGCAATTCCCAAGAGTGGATCACCAGGCAAGGAATACAACCTGGCCTTTCATAAGACTGGGTCGTTCTTCCGCACGGTGAGCGCCGACGATGGTCAGTCAGGACCGCGGCCGCACATTGCGCTGCTCGACGAGATCCACGAGCACAAGACGCCGATGGTCGTGGAAATGATGCGTGCTGGCACCAAGGGCCGGCAACAAGCGCTGATCTTCATGATCACCAACTCCGGCACTGATCGATTGACGGTGTGCTGGGACTACCACGACTACGCCGTGAAGATCGCCAGCGGCGCGTTAGAGGACGATTCGTTCTTCGGCTACGTTTGTGCGCTGGACGACGGCGACGATCCGTTCGAGGACGAAAGATGTTGGGCGAAGGCTAACCCGTCGCTGCCCTACGGCATCCCGGGCATGAAGTACCTGCGCGAGCAGGTCACCCAGGCCCGAGGCATGCCATCGAAAGAAGCTACAGTACGGCGGCTGAACTTCTGCCAGTGGGTACAGGCTGACAACCCAGCTATCAGCCGGGATGCCTGGCTGGCGACACAAGACGATGATTTCGACGTCGAGTTGCTGGAAGGCCGACGCTGTTGGGCGGGGCTGGATCTCTCGAGCACACAAGATCTGACAGCCCTGGTGTTGTTGTTTGAACCCAGTGAAGACGATCCGGTGTGGCGGATGGTGTCGTGGTTCTGGTTGCCGGAAGACGGCTTGGCCAGGAAGGGCGACCAGGACCGTGTGCCCTATCTGGCCTGGCATCAAGCCGGTGATTTGGACACGACACCAGGCAAGGCGATCAACAAACGCTACGTGTTGCATCAACTGGTCGACGTTGCCGAGACCTACGACCTTCAGGCGATCGGCTACGACCGCTGGCGGATCGAAGAGCTGACTTCGGTGATCGACGACGAAGGCCTGAGCCTGCCGCCGCTGGTCGCCGTGGGCCAGGGCTTCAAGGATATGAGTCCGGCGGTAGACGAGTTCGAGCGTCGACTGATCAACGCCGAGATGCGTCACCAGGGGCACCCGGTTATGACCTGGTGTGCCGCCAATGCGATCTATTCCGAGGATCCGGCAGGTAACCGCAAGGTAGACAAGAAAAAGGCAACCGGCCGTGTCGATGGCATCGTGGCAGGGCTAATGGCCACTTCGCTGACGATCGGCGAAACGGCTGAATTCGACGACATCACCGACTTCCTAAGGGCCCCGATCATCGCATGAGTATTCAGACGAAAAAGCCGGGTCGTGTAAAGGCGGCGATTCTCAACTGGCTAGGGGTCCCCCTAGAGCTGACCAGTAATGAGTTCTGGCAAGCGTGGGCGTCCAGCACTAACGCCGCTGGTCAAAAGGTCAACGAAAATACCGTGATGTCGCTGTCAGCGGCATGGGCCTGTACCCGGCTGGTCTCGGAAGCGGTGGCGACATTGCCGTTGCATCTATATGAACGGACACCGGACGGTCGACAACGAGCGGTCAACCACCCGCTATATGGCATTCTTAACCGTAGCCCGAATGCCGAATCGACACCGGCGACGTTCTGGGAGGCGAAGACCGCGGCAATCCTGCTGCGTGGCAATGGGTTCAGCGAGAAACAGTGGTTCAACGGTCGCCTGGTCGGGCTGCGCTTTCTTTCGCCCGGCCGGTTAGGTGGCACGAAATTGGCCAATGGCGATATCCAACTGCGTTACACCGAAGATGATGGAACTCAGCGGCCGGTGCGTGAACGCGATCTATTTCACATTCCCGGGTTTTCGCTGGATGGCAAGTGGGGGCTGTCGACGATCCAGTACGGTGCCAGTGTATTCGGGTCGGCCTTGGCAGCGGCTAATGCGGCAAACGGGACATTCGAACGCGGCCTGGCGCCGACCGTCGCATTCACGATGGAGAAGGTGCTCAAGAAGGAACAGCGAGACGAATTTCGCGAAAACCTGAAAGACATAAGTGGTGCGTTACATGCCGGCGAGTCCCCGCTCCTGGAAGGGGGCATGGATGCCAAGAATATCGGCATCAAACCCAGTGATGCCCAACTGCTTGAATCGCGCTCTTTCTCGGTTGAAGAGGTGTGCCGCTGGTTCCGCGTTGACCCCTCGATGGTCGGTCATGGCAACAAGGATTCGAACTGGGGCACCGGCCTCGAGCAAAAGCTGATCAGCTTTTTGACATTTACGTTGCGCCCCTGGCTGACACGCATTGAGCAGGCGATCAACAAGAACCTGTTGTCGCCACAGGATCAGCGACGTTTTTACGCCGAATTCTCGATCGAGGGATTGCTGCGCGCCGACAGCGCTGCCCGGGCCAGTTTCTACAGCGTAATGGTTGACCACGGCATCATGACGCGCGATGAGGTTCGCCAGCTTGAGAACCTGCCCACTCGCGGCGGTAACGCTGACGTGCTTACCGTGCAGACCGCCATGGCCCCCCTGGATAGCCTTGGCCAGGCCAATGATGGTGACACTGCCCGTGCTGCCCTCGCTGCCTGGCTGAATCAGGGTCAGCCGAGCCAGCAAAGCAATACTGACCAAGACTGAACGGAGCCACCTTATGACACTCATGACGCTGCCTGCTGCGCCGGCGGCACGTCCGCGCGCGGGCATCCAACACGATCTTTCACCGCGGGCGCTACAGGCCTGGAACCCCGGCATCTGCTCCGCGCTGGATGACGACGCTAACACTATCACCATCTACGACCCCATCGGCGAGGACATGTTTGGCGATGGGGTCACGGCCAGACGCATTGCAGGCGCTCTGCGCAGCATCGGGAAAGGCAACCCGGTGAACGTGAACATCAACTCGCCGGGCGGCGACTTCTTCGAAGGGTTGGCGATCTACAACCTGCTCCGCGAGCACGATGGCCAGGTGAACGTGAATGTGATGGGCCTTGCCGCCTCGGCTGCCTCAGTGATCACCATGGCAGGTGATGAAATCCGCATCGGCCGCGCGGCCTTCCTGATGGTGCACAACGCCTGGGTGCTGGTGATCGGCAACCGGCTCGAATTGCGCGAGATCGCCGACTGGCTCGAGCCTTTCGACGCGGCGTCCGTCGATATCTACCAGGCACGCACCGGTATCGCCAAGGACACCATCGTCGCCCAGTTGGACGCCGAGACCTGGATCGGCGGTAGACAGGCTGTGGACGCCGGCTGGGCCGATACCTTCCTGGATGCCGACGAGGTTGAAGAGGGAGGTGCCCAGGCTGCCCACCGCACCGCTGCCAAGGAGCTCGACCTGGCCATGGCCAAGGCCGGCATCCCGCGCAGCCGCCGTCGCGAGCTGATGCAAGAACTCAAGTCCGGCACGCCCAGCGCTGCCGGCGGTGGTACGCCCAGCGCTGCCGCGACCGACACGCATCACGCTGTCGACCTCGAGATCGACGCAGAACCCGCGCTGCGTATCACTGAAAACTTGAACTTCAAGGAGTACCTCCCATGACGGTCAACGTCGAGCAGGAATACAAACAGGTCCAGGCGGACCTGAAGAAAGTGGGCGATGAGCTCAAGCAGTTCGCCGAGCAATCGCAGGAGGCCATCAAACAAAGCCGCGAGCTATCCCAAGAGACCAAGGAACGCGTCGATCAGTTGCTGACTACCCAGGGCGAACTGAATGCTCGCCTGGAAGCGGCCGAGCAAGCCCTGGCCAACAACGCTCCTGGTACGGCTGGTCAGGTTCTGACCATGGGTGCCCATGTCGCTCAGTCCGATGAGTATGCCAATCGGGCGGCGCAGCTCGCCCAGGGGGGCAAGGGGTCGTTCACCGTGGGCGTTCAGCAGGCCCTGACCACCACCGAGGCCGGTGGCGAGATCGCCGCCCCCGAACGGCAGCCAGGTATCATCGCTCCCGGTCAACAGCGCCTATTCATTCGCGACCTGCTGAACTGGGGCCGCGTGCAGTCGAACTCCATCGAGTACGTGCGCGAGACCGGTTTCACCAACAGCGCCGATGTGGTTTCGGAGAACCCCTCCAGTGGTAAGCCGGAGAGTGACCTGAACTTTGAGCTGACCTCGGCCAACGTGGCGACTATCGCTCACTGGATCCATGCCTCTCGGCAGGTGCTCAGTGACGCCGGCATGCTGCAGAGCTACATCGACGGCCGCCTGCGCTACGGGCTCAAGCTTAAGGAAGAGACCCAACTGCTCAAGGGTAGCGGCGTGGACCTCAACATCAATGGCCTCTACACCCAGGCGTCCACCTACGCCAACCCAGGGGTCGACGTCGAGAGCGACACCAAGATCGACCGGCTGCGCATCGCCATGCTGCAAGTGCAACTGGCCGAGTACGCCGCCGACGGCTTGGTGCTCAACCCGATCGACTGGACAAGCATCGAACTGCAGAAGGACAGCCAGGGCCGCTACATCTGGGCCAACCCCAACGCCGTCAACGGGCCGACCCTGTGGGGCCTGCCGGTGGTGGCCACCAAGTCGCTGGATCAGGACGAGTTCCTGGCCGGCGCCTTCCAGATGGGTGCCCAGGGCTGGGACCGCGAAGACGCCTCGGTCACCGTCTCTACCGAAGACCGGGACAACTTCATCAAGAACATGGTCACCATCCTCTGCGAAGAGCGCGTGGCGTTGACCGCGTACCGTCCCGAGGCCTTCGTCAAAGGCGATCTGACCATCTCCTCCAGCGGTGCCTGATCCGTTGGGTAAGTGAACCGCGGGGCCCGGCTGACGTCGGGCCCCGTCTTTATGAGGGCTCCTTTATGCCAACTGTTGAAGCGCTTACTGGCTTCGACCACCACGGGCCGCGTCGGCGCGGCGCGCAGTGGTCCGCATCCGACCAAACCGCCAAGGATCTGTCACGTGCCGGGCTGGTGAGGATCCTGCCGGACCCCGCCAAGGCCCCGGCGCAACGTTCGTCTGCATCGCCTCAGGGCCGAGCCTCACGGCAGACGACTGCCGGCGCGTCAAAGCGTGGCGGAAAACGAGGGACCCAGAAGGGCGGAAGCGGCAAGTAATTGTCGTCAACAATACGTATCAATTGTGCCCTTGGGCAGATGTGCTTTACGCCATGGATCGCAAGTGGTGGCAGGTAATGCAGCCTCAGTTCGACGGTGAATGCGTAACGGTGGCGGGGAATGTGTTGAGAGCCACTCGCACCAACGCCCCTAAGGGAGGTAATTCCGGTGCGGGTGCCATGCTGTTGGCCCGCCATCGTGGCGCCACGCGCATCGTTCTGCTCGGATACGACTGCCAGTACGCGCCGGACGGCAAGCGCCACTGGCATGGCAATCACCGGAATGGCCTGGGTAACGCGGTATCGCTACCCAAGTTCTACGGGCAGTTTGAAGAAGCGCGAGACCGGCTTTACGACGTCGAGGTGATCAACTGCAGCCGCGCCACGGCGCTGGATATGTGGCCCCGAGGCCGCCTGGAGGACGAACTTGCCGAGGATCGTCAACGTTCACTACGGCGGGCTGGGTAACATCGGCGACGAGGTATGCGCTCCGGCGCACTACCTACCATTGGGGCAGCGGCACCCGATGACAGAGCCGCTGCCGGCAGCCGATTGGTACATCTTCGGCGGTGGCTGCCTGACCCGTCAGGCCGCCCGCATCGCTCCGCTTGGTCGTTCGATCCTGTGGGCGGGCGGTACCACCGAGCGTTGGGCTCACGGCTCGCCGGTGCACCCCAGCTATGCGGCCTTCCGGCTGGCCGGCAGCCGCGACTGGCCGGTGCCGCGGGGCGTGCACTGGGTGCCCGACCCCTCGTGCCTGTCGCCGCTGTTCGACAATCCGCCGGAGCCGACTCAGGCGGTGGTGGAGTACGGCCACGCCGAGCTCGCGCCGATGGCGGTCAACAATGACCTGCCCAGCCTGGCGGCGGCCATCCGCCACCTGGCCCGCGGCGAGACGGTGGTGACCTCCAGCTATCACGGCATGCTCTGGGCCAGCTGGCTGGGCCGCTGCGTCGAGGTCAGGCCCACCGGCCGCAAGTTCTACGGCTGGCACTACCCCACCCTGGAGGAGTGCCGGGCCGCCAACCACGCCTTTCATGCGCGGGTGATGGAGCGGATCCATGGATAGTCAAAACGTCAGGCGCATCTGCGTGCTGCGCAGCGGCGGCGAGTACACCCCGGCCCACGTGCAGTGGCTGGCCGGCAGGGTCGACCTGTTGCAGTGGTTGGTCGGCAAGGAAAGCAAGCTGCATTGCCTGAGCGACGTGAAGGTCCGGGGCGTGCCGCATATCCCGTTGCGCCACGGCTGGCCCGGCTGGTGGGCCAAGATGGAGTTGTTCCGGCCGGACCTCGAGGGCGACCTGCTCTACCTGGATCTCGACACCGTGGTGCGCGGCGATCTGCAGCCATTGATCGATGCCGCCGGAGGTAGGACGACGATGCTCTCGGATTTCTACTGGCCGGAGCGCCCGGCCAGCGGGCTGATGTACATCGCCGAGCGTGACAAGGCGCGGGTCTGGGAGGCCTGGTGCCGCGATCCCGCCGGCCATATGCGCCGCCGGGGCGGCCGCGGCACTCTCGGCGACCAGGGTTTCCTGGGCCGGGTGCTGGGCGATGACGTGCAGCGCTGGCAGGACGTGGCCCCGGGCCAAGTGGTCAGCTACAAGGCGCACTGCCGGCAGGGCGTCCCGGCCGGTGCCCGCGTCGTCTGCTTTCACGGGCAACCACGTCCCTGGGCCGCCCGAGATAGCTCCCGAAACAACTGGATACCGCCGCTATGCTGATCCCCCTCGAGACCCTCAAGACGCACTTGAGATTGGACCCGGACCCGGATTCCGAACTCGACGCCGAGCTCGAGCGCCTGCTGGCCGTGGCCGTCGACCACGCCTCGCAGTACCTCGGGCGGCCGATTCCCTGGGACGATGAAGACACCAGCAGCTCCGAGGCGATCTTTCCGGCTTCGGTGGAGCAGGCGCTCTTGATCCTAGTCGCCGAGTATTTCGAGAACCGTGAGCAACACATCGTCGGCTCGATCATCCAGGAAAATCAGACTCTGCAGAACTTGCTGCACTTCTATCGCGTGGGGCTGGGGGTATAGATGCAGATCGGCAAGCTACGCCACCGGGTGCGCCTGGAGAAGCCCGCCAAGGTGCAGAACCCGGACACCGGCGAGATGGAGCCCGGCTGGGCACTGGTGGACACGGTGTGGGCCAGCATTGAACCGCTTTCCGCGCGTGAGTTCATCGCTGCACAGTCGACACAAAGCGAGGTAACGGCACGCATCGTGATGCGCCATCGCGCCGATATTGCGCCGAATATGCGCCTCATTTACCGGGGCAAACGTTATGACATCCATGGTGTATTGCCGGACCCGAAGAGTGGCCTGCACTACATCACCTTGCCTGTTTCAGAGGGCGTGAATGATGGACAGTGAATTATCCCGGTTCCGGCGTCTTGTATTGCGTCGGAGCCAAGACGGCCAAGTTGCGCTGCACGATGCAGAGACCGGTGAGATGCTGGAAAGCCAAGCTCATGTTGAGTTGATTCAGGAGCCATTCGAGGTGACCAAAGTGGTGGTGACTTTTTTGGCCGCCGGAAATGGTGGCATCACGCTGGATCTGAACGATGGTAATGCAGACGAATTTTGAGCTACGCGGCTTGGATCCTGCGTTGGCCAGGATGAAGCAGGTCGAAGAGCTGCCACGCAAAAAGGCAAACCGATTCGCACTGAGGAAGGCCGCCAACATTGTGCGTGGTGAGGCCAGATCCGGAGCCGAACGAATTGATGACCCTGCCACACCTGAACGCATCGCCGACAACATCGTGGTGCGTTATGACGGCAAGCATTTCCGCCAGACCGGCGACATGAAAATGTCCGTGGGTGTGTTGGGGGGGTCGACCTCCAAGGCGAGGAATTCCAGGCATCCCGGTGGCGATACCTATTATTGGCGATTCAAGGAGTTCGGTACCGAGAAGATGCCGGCTGATCCGTTCATGCGAACAGCGATGGAAGAGAGTATCGAACCGGCTACCGGCGAGTATATAAGCCAATTCGAAAAAGCGTTGGTCCGTGCCATACGTCGGGCGAACAGAGGACGATAATGTATCCACCGATTTTTGCTGTCTGCGTTGCTGATAGCTCGGTCACTGATCTATTGGGCAGCAGTCCCACTCGGTTATTCCCCTGGGGCGAGGCCCCGCAGGATGTCGATCTGCCCTATGCGGTGTGGCAAATGATTCCAGGCGGGGGGCCGGAAAACTATTTGGGCACCCGCCCGGACATGGATTCATTCAGCCTGCAGGTGGATATCTATGCCGATACAGGAAACAGCGCCACTGATGTGGCCGAGGCGCTACGCGATGCCATCGAAATGCAGGCTCACATCACGCGTTGGGGAGCGCAGGAAACGGATGATGATACTGGTCACCGGCGCATAAGTTTCGACGTGGACTGGTTCGTTCCTCGTTGACGCTGACAACCAACCAATAACCTGGCCCGCCTACGTGCGGGCTTTTTCATGTCCCATCCAGGGGGTAATACCATGTCAGTACTCTCTCAAGGCACCAACGTCTTTTTCATTGACCCGACGCAGTCCACGCCTGAAGTGGTGAAAGTCGAGTGTGCCACCAGTTTCAATCCCGGCGGCAACCCGGCTGAACAGATCGAGGATACCTGTCTGGAGGATTTCGAGCGCAACTACAAACCCGGGCTGCGTACGCCGGGCGAGGCAACGCTTGGCGTGAATGCTGATCCGGCCAATCCAAGCCATGTCACGATGCATGAACTTTCGCAGGAGAACCCGCCACCCACGCTCAAGTGGGCGATTGGCTGGTCCGACGGTACGGGTGAGCCAACGGTGGATAGTAATGGCGATTTCGATTTGCCGGGCGATCGTACCTGGTACACCTTTGATGGTTACATCTCAGACTTCCCGTTCGATTTCCAGCTCAACAGCGTGGTGAGCACTGAAGCGACTATTCAGCGCTCCGGTGGCTCGGAATGGATTCCGAAGGAAACTACCTAAGGAGAGACCTTGTGGACTTGAATATCGATAGCCTGCGCAAGATGGGGGCGTTCGCTCCCGTTGGGCTAGTTAAAGAGACGGTGGAATGGAAACAAGACGGCGAAACGCTTAGCGCGACCGTTTATGTTCGGCCGATGTCGTACAAGACAGCAGTCTCTGAGGTTGTCGCCAGCCGTGAGAATACAGACCCGCTCGCCGCTCGAATCGCTGCCAGTATCTGTAACGAGGCAGGCGAGCCAGTATTTGCTGCCGGGGACATCACGGGGGAATCCGATCCCGATCGCGGCCCGCTGAATCACGCGCTGACCATCGCGTTGCTGGAGGTGATCGGTCGGGCGTCCGGCCAGGGAAAGAGTCAGAGCCGCTCGGCGAAGAAGAAGAATTCTGGCACGAGCTCGTGATGCATGGCATCGGCGGCTGCACTGTCGCCGAGGCCCAGGAACGAATGTCATATCATGAGTTCACTCGCTGGGTGGCATTTCGCAACAAGCGTGGCAGCCTGCATACCGGCATGCGAATCGAGCACGCCGGGGCGCTTATCGCTTCGATACTCGCGAACGTGAACAGCAAGAAAGGTGGTTACAAGCTGATCGACTTTATGCCGCATCAGGAAGAGGCTCCGGTCTCGTTGGAAAAGGCTATGGAGTTATGGAAATAGGTGGAACCATGAATTAGCGTAATGGACATGACTACCAGGAGGAATTGCCATGGAATCGCTGGTTCTGCTTATTGTCATGGTCGGTGGCTATATGTTGCCAACGATCGTCGGAGCTGCGCGGCAGCACCACAACACGCTTGCCATAACGGTGCTGAATCTATTGCTGGGATGGACGCTGATTGGTTGGGTTGTCGCGTTGGTGTGGGCGATGACTCGTCAACCCGGATCGGTCAGTTCGCCAAGTGGTGAAGAACGTCAGCCGCGTAGTATCGAGGAATCGTCAGCGCATTTGTCGCGCGCCAGGGTGTGGATAGCGGTGATCGCTGTACTAGCGATATTGCTGTTATGGGGATATCAATCGCAGGAAACAGGGCCGCCTGACGGCCCTACCGAACAGACCGAATAAGCCGCCGCCGGGCGGCTTTTCTTTTGCCAGGAGATGGTATGGCCGTTCGCTCACTTGGGCAGCTCACCCTCGATCTTGTTGCTAAAATCGGGGGATTCACTGGGCCGATGAATCAGGCCCAGCGTGCTGCTAAGCGCGATATGTCTGAAATTGCCAGGTCCGTGCGAAGGGCATCCTCTGTCATTACGGCAACGGCAGCCGCGGCAACGGCAGCCGGTGGATCGTTGGTCGCATTCACGCAAAATGCGGCCAGTAATGCGCGCGAACTGCGCAACCAGGCACAGCTTGCTAATGCAGGTACCCAGGAGTTTCAGCGAAACGCGTATGCCGCGCAGACCGTCGGCGTCGAGCAAGGCAAGCTTGCTGATATCCTCAAGGATGTCAATGATCGCGTCGGTGATTTCCTCGCCACTGGCGGCGGGCCAATGGCGGATTTCTTCGAGAATATCGCCCCCCAGATTGGAGTAACAGCTCAACAATTCCGGGACTTATCAGGCCCTCAGGCTCTACAGCTCTACTACGACAGTCTGGAGCGTGCCAATCTGTCTCAGCAAGACATGACCTTCTACTTGGAGGCTATTGCTAGCGACACCACGGCATTGATTCCTCTACTGCGCAATGGGGGTGAACGATTCCGGGAGATGGCCAACGAGGCGGATCAACTGGGATTGGTGCTCAGTGATCTGGATATCGCTCAACTTGAGGAATTCGGCAGGCAGTTTGATCGCATCACCGGCATCATGAGCAACATGAGCGATGTGGTGGCCGCTGAATTAGCACCATATCTGAGCGTGGTCGCTGACGAGTTGAGTGAGGGCGTGGACAGTGCCGATGATTTCGGTGAAGCGTTCAGCCGATCTCTGCGCACTGTCGTTGAAAGCACTGCCCCCGTTCTCGATGCCCTTGACAAATTCCTGTTAGCCGCCAAGGCGTTGCGCACCTTCGCCTATACCATGGGCCAGGCCTATACCGCCGTGTTTGCAGAGATCACGAATGCGGCTACCGGGGCGCTGGATTTCATTGCCGGCGGCATCAATGATGTCATCAGCGGATTTAACCGGATCCCGGGGATTGATGATATTCCCCTGATCGACAGTTTCTCGGATTCCGGTTACGCGCAGAATGTCAGATCGGCGCGTGATGAGATCGCTAAACTTGCGGAAGAAGCTAGGCAGGATCTTGCTGAGGCCTACGGTGCGCCACCTCCCAGCGAGGGATTGCTTGACTACCTGGATGACGTTGATCGCAAGCGCCAACAGATCGCCGACGAATACCGCAATGGCTCGATGCTCAGCGACCCTGGTGGAACGGCGTTGGGTGGCGGTGAAACGAGCGAGGAGCTTGAGAAGCAGCGAGAATCTTATGAATCGCTGATCGATGAGCTATACCCCGTTATCGCTGCGCAGCGAGAGTTCCGCGAGGACATGGAACTTCTCGCCAAGGCCGATGCAGCAGGGGCCGTGGATGACCTTGCAGAAGCCCAGCAGCGGTTGCGTGAATCTGTGCTTAGCGACCGTTCTCCCTCTGATGCCTATGGCCAAGGCATGGGTGTGCCGGGTGGTCTGGAAGGCGGCTTCGGTGGGCAGATTGGCCAGCGTGACATGTCCGGCATGGATGAAGAGCAGTCGGGCTGGGATCGTTGGCTGGAAAGTGCGGAAACGGCATTCACCGATTTCGATGCCATGGCGGCGAATACGGCGGAATCGTTCCAACGCGGCTTTGGTGAAGCCTTCGAGTCGATGATCTTCGACAGCGAAAATTTCGGCGATGCGATGTACAGCCTGCTCGACGGGGTATCGCGGACCCTGGTCAGGGCGTTGGGCGAGATGGCAGCGCAGTGGCTGGCGTATCAAGCTGTGCAAATGCTGGTAGGTCGCCAAGGCCAGACGCAGGCCGTCACCCAGGCCGCGACAACGGGGTCATCCATTGCCGCTGCCTACGCCCCGGCGGCGGCTCTCGCCTCGCTCGCTACGCTAGGCGGTAATGCGGCACCTGCTGCCACCGGTATTGCTTCAACCATGGCGCTCAGCCAGGGCATGGCATCGTTCGGTAGCCTTTCTGGCATGGCGCACGACGGTATCGACAATGTGCCCAACGAAGGCACCTGGTTGCTCGATAAGGGTGAGCGCGTCATGAGCTCACCGCAGTCCGATAAGCTCGATGGCTTCCTGGCCAGCCAAGAGGGTCATGGTTCGGGATCGGATGCGCCCATTATCAATCTCATCGAGGATTCCTCCCGAGCGGGACAGACCCAACGTCGGCAGGACCAGGACGGGCGTCATATCGTTGATGTTGTCGTGGCCGACATCTTCGGCGATGGCCGAGTGCATGGCGCGCTGTCGCGCAAATACGGGCTTAGCACACAGGGCAAATAATGGCAGATATCGATTTCCCCGCTGACCTACCCTTGCCGCAGCGCGAGGGGTATGGCCTGGAGCACGTATCACCGCTGCTGCGTACCGAGCTGGCCAGCGGTCGCGCCCGCCAGCGCCGACGGTTCACCTCGGTGCCGACAACGGTCAGCGTTTCCTGGGTGCTATCCGAAGTCGAAGCGCAGCTGTTCGAGGGCTGGTTTCGCTACGCTATCAGCGACGGCGCGGCGTGGTTCAACGTCACGATCAAGACGCCGGTCGGCCTCAAGCCGTATGTGGCGCGCTTTGCCGGCATGTATGACGGCCCGGATTTACTCGGGATCGGGCACTGGCGAATAAGCGCCGAGCTCGAAATCCGCGAACGCCAGACCGTGGATAGCAGTTATGTGATCCATCTGCCCAATTTCATTCTCTATCAATCCATCTTCGATCAGGCCATGAACCGCGAGTGGCCTGCTGACTGACACCCACAATTTCAAATCCTCCTTGCCCCGCCCTCGAGCGGGGTTTTTCGTTTGAGGTATGACCATGACGAAATTCAACACCGGCAACGAGATCGGCTCCACCGACGCGCGCGACCTTTACGACAACGCGCAAAACCTCGATGAGCTCACGAACAACCAGAGCGAAAGGTCGCACAAGGATCGGCTAGGCAATGATCGCAAGACCTGGTGGGGAATGGAGCAAGATTTTCAGGATTTTCTGGCGAATAGTGGGTATGTCGGTACCGGTACGGATGGCGCATACGAGGACTACGATGCCGATGGTCCGCTTGATATCGAGGCCCGCAACGAGATATTCACCAAGGACGGTGAGTTTTACCGCGCGAAAGCCGATCTTGATCTGCCGTACACGACGACAGGTACGTGGGATGGTGATGATGAGACTCGGTTTGTGTCGGTGGGAGATGCGAATTTACGTCAGGAATTGGGTGATGCTAGTCAGGGCGGTGATCTAGTATCCGTTAGCACTAATTCAGGTAATGAATCGCTTAATGCTGCGCTTGGTAAGAGAACACAGGTTAAAGATGTCGTTTTAAAATTCGATTCCGTTTCCGATATGGAGTCGTACGATACAACGAGCCTCAATGACGGACAGCAAGCGAATGTCTTGAATGGCAGCCGATATCGATGGGATGCGACGAGTGAAGGGTGGGTTGAACAGACACAACAATTAAACGACGGAACTCAAACAACAGCCAAAGCGTTAAACCACCGGACTATCCATGCGATAACTCAAGGGGCGCTTAGAACAATACCTGTGAGCGCCCTTGAGGATGGGCAGTCATGTATTATTGGCATGACCGAGCGGGCGCGCACATTGCGATGGAGATCGGGAGACAGATCGTCCGAGGTCAGCAGCGATCCCGGTGAGGGCGCGTGGGTTGCTCCCGATAGTGATGCCACTGGTGCTTCTGGAGCATGGGAGACGATAGTTGATGGTTACTATCTCGCCCAATGGTGGGGGGTGACTACTGGTGACAATATCGATAGATCGTCAGAGCTGCAAGCCGCTTACAGTTACGCATCTCCAGGTATGCTTCTTTTGCCGCAAGGCGAAATCAGAATGGACAGTAAACTACCATTATTATCTGGCGGCATTATTAAGGGACATGGGTGCAGCATTAATGGCTCCGGTACCAAGATTGTTTATAACGGCTCAGGAAACACATTCGAGATTATAGGGAATGCTAATGATCCGTTACGTGGTGCATCGATGCGTGATCTTTACGTTGAGATTAGCGGTGGAGGTGAATCAGCACTATACCTTAAGGGTTGCAGGGAGTGCATTATAGAGAAAGTTTTGTTCAGGAACATTGGCACTTGTACTGACGGTGTTAAAGTTGAAGCCGAAGAAGATTATGGGGTTTATAAAAACGATTTTGTACAAGTTCAGACAATAGGATTTGATAATAGAGGATTCTATTTTGACGGGGATATTACGAATTCTGGAACTCGACGAGCCAACGATAACGTGCTCGATAAATGCAGGTCTGACGCTAACGCAACAGGGTTCCAATTCAGAGGACTGGAACATGTTGATCTACATGGATGCAGAGGAGAGGGTAACAATAGAGGAGTCAGAGTTGCGGGAGAATCCGATGGAACACCCGCGATACGTGTCAATATGCTTGGCGGATATCTGGAAAATGATACCTACGATATTGATGTTGATGATTCCAGCCCTGGCGGGAATGGTGGTATACGTGTATTCGGTACTCGCTATTCTCGATCTAAGATCGCAGGATCAAGCTCTCGGGTGAGAGATATAATTTATGATTTCTACGATGCATAAATGTTTTAAAAGATGAAATTTAAATGACCATCCTCTCAACCCTCTACGCCTCGGCCCCGGTCGATGAAGTGCTGATTCCGACCTTGGAAATCAGCCACCCGTCGTTTCCTGATGGCCCGATCCTGACCTGCACGGGGTTCGAAGACCATACGGTCACCCTGGAAACCGGCGAAGAGGTGACGTTTCAGGGGTCGGGGCTGGATATCTCGCTGCCGTCGCGTGACCCGTCGGGCCAGCAGAATCTCCAGTTCGCCATCGAGAATGTCACCGGCATTGCTCAGGACGCTATCGACCGCGCACTGGAGGCGGGTGGCCAGATCGATGTGATCTATCGCTCGTACATTGCCGACCAGCTTTCCGAGCCTGCCGAACCGCCGCTGAAAATGGTGCTCGTCGAACCGCAATTCGAGGGATCGACGGTGCAGGTGACGGCGAGTTTTCAAGACATCATCAACACTGCATGGCCGCGTGATCGGTACACCGCCACGTTCGCGCCGGGCCTGCGTTATATCGGCTGATTTATGCTCCAACCCTATCTGGATAGCGCCTACCTCGATGGCGGGCGCGGCGATGTCGTGTCAGGCCAACGGCAGTATGACTGCTACGGACTCACGCGAGCGATACGCCATGAGGTTTACGGGCTGCCATTGCTGCCGAGTTACGGCGGTATCAGCGCTGACGACAAGCGGGGTTTGACCGAGGCGTGTCGCCATGAGGCGGGGGCGTTTACACCGGGGAAAAAATGGTCGCCGGGTGCGATAGCGACCGTCTGGAAAAAGCACGGTGACGAGCCGTTATGCACGCACGTCGCCGTGTGTGTTGATCTGGATGGCCGCCGAGGCGTGCTGGAAACCAGCGCATCGACCGGCCCTCGTTGGCTCTCAGTGGCCGCATTCGAACGCCAGTACCTGACCATTATCTATTATGCATAGGAGCCCGCATGGGCCAGATACTCGTCTATCCCAGTAACCTGCCGGGCGAGCCGATGGAGCGCCATGAGTCTAGCGGCGTTACTGTTGAGCAGTGGCTGTACGCGCATGTCGAGGGATACGAACCGAGAGACGTTCCGCCGATCAGTATCGCTGTAGACGGGCACGTTGTGCCGCCGTGCGCGTGGTCAGCCACCCGCATTGATCGCGATAGTTGTGTCGAGATTCGCCCCCAGCCAAAAGGCGGCCCCGAGCTGCTGATCGCCGCCGTGGTCGCGGGCGTGGCGGCAGTGGCGGCAACGTTGCTGCTCAAGCCGTCGATGCCCAGCCAGCGTAACCAGTCATCGCAGCGCGGGCGCGAGTTGCTCGAGGTAACTGCCGAAGGCAACCAGCCCAAGTTGGGCGATGTAATTCCTGAGCAGGCTGGTCGGTACCGGCGTATGCCGGATTATCTGACGGCGCCCCGCCGCTATTTCGTCGATAAGCGAAACCAGGCGCTCGATATCCTGTTGTGCATCGGCAAGGGACAGTTCAGCCGTGACGGTATGGAGATCCGCATTGGCTCGACACCGATTGAATCGCTCGGCGAGGATGTCGATTATCAGGTGTTCGATCCCGGCGAGAATGTGAGCGGCCACCAGGCACACCGCAACTGGTTCAACGCGCCCGAGGTCGGCCCCAGCACAGGGTCAAGCGGGCTTCGCCTGAATCGCGGCAACGTCGTCACCCCAGCGCTCAATGCCGGTGCGGCCAACTTCAGCGGTCAGGCGATCACGCTGCCGAGCGGGTCAGGCACGATCCCGCAGAACTGGGAGACCGGTTTCCGCTTGATCGTCGATCTGTTCGCTGACGTGATCGTGATCGATGGCGGGCAAGACGAGAATGACAACTATCTGCGCGACATTCTCCAGGGCGATTTCAGTGGCCTGAGTGACGGTGACGCCATCACAATACGCGGCGACACCGCGATTGACGGCAACTATGTTATCAACGAGATCGTTTCCGGCGACCCCGATGGGATGACGCTCGACTCGACCGGTGGCGAGCCTCAGGCGTTTCTGGAGCCCGACGAGTACAGCGTAGCCGTGGATATCACCGGTGTGCGCTATATCATCGATGCCATCATTCAGTATTGGCAGGTGAGTTTTAGTGATGTCGCGCAGACGATAAGTGCCAATGAGGGCGGATTCGCCGGGCTCAACATCGAGATCGGCGATACCATCGAGGTATTCGGTACGCCGAATGCCGGGCAATATGGCGTGCTCAACATCACCGCGACAGAGATTGAGGTAGACGGTAGCCTCAGTGAATTGACAAACGTTACTGCCGGCATTGCCAATATCACGAAGGGCAACTACGGCAGCGATGAGTCGTACACCACGCGCCGGGGATTGATCGTCTCTCGCACGAATCCCGATGGTTCGATCGACACTGGCTGGAGTGGGTTTGCAGAGGGCTCGACCAGCGACTTTGAGATCTCTGTCGATACCGACGACCTCAACTCGGACTGGCTCGGCCCCTATCTCGCCTGCCCGGAAAACGAGACAACGAGCCGTATCGAGTGGGATATATTTGCACCGAGCGGTCTGGGACGCATAGCCGATGATGGTGCGATCCTCTCTCGCTCGCGCAATGTCGAGTTGCAATACCGCAACTACGGGGACACCGCTTGGACGTCGGTCACAGAGACGCTGATCGGGCAATCACGCGATCAGCTAGGATGGACGTTCTCCACGAATTTCGGTTCACAGATGACGCCCGAGGTCCGGCTACGGCGGACGAGCCAGGAAGATACGTCGACGCAATCGCTCGACAAGCTTGAGTGGTATGGCCTGCGCTCCCGGCTGCCTGACAAAACCTCATACGAGGGCGTGACGACACTGGCGATGACGGTCTACGGCTCCGACACGATTGCTTCACAGACCGAAAATCAGATCTCGGTCGTGTCGACACGGATGCTGCCGGTGCGAGACGGCGACGGATGGACGGAGCCACAAGCTACGCGCGATATCGCGCCTTGGTTTGCCTATATCGCCAAGAGTGTGGGTTATACCGATGACGAGCTCGATCTCGATGAGCTTGAACGGCTCGACGATACCTGGCAGGCACGCGGCGACTTTTTCGATTTCGTGACCAAGGACGACTCAACCGTCAAAGAAAGCATCAACCGCTGCCTACGTGCCGGAATGGCCGAGCTGACCATCGATGCCGGCCGATTGCGACCCGCACGTGACGAGCCGCGTGAGGAGATCGAGCACCCGTACTCGCAGCAAAATATGCTGTCACCGCCGACGCGCAAGGCTCAAGCGCCCCGCCCGGATGATGCGGATGGCGTGGATGTCGAGTTTGTGTCGTCGGATTCATGGACAGAGGAAACCGTCGAGTGTCGGCTGCCGGGCGACCAGGGCGTAAGAGCGGAGAAAGTGACGCTTGAGGGGGTGACGAGCCGAACAAGGGCATGGCGTATCGGGATGCGTCGCCGGCGCGAACTGAAATACCGGCGCTGGGAGTACGACTTTGCCACCGAGCTTGATGCGCTCAACAGCCGCTATCTCAGTTATGACGCGGTGATCGATGATGTGCCGGGATACGGGCAATCGAGCATCCTGCAGATGGTTGCCGATGAGGGTGAGCAGTATCTGCTGGTCGTGAGTGAGCCAATGGATTGGGGCAGTGATGCCGATCACGTCGTGGCATGGCGTCGTCCTGACGGCACTCTGGCGGGGCCATTTCCTGCAGAGCCAGGCGCGGACGATTATCAGATTCTAGCGGCCCATGACGGTGATCCAGTGCCTGAGATCGACCCGCAAAAGGAACCGCCTCACGTCTATTTCGGCACCATCGAGCGCTGGAGATTCCCGGTGTTGGTGCAGGCGATCAGTCCTCGCGGCTTCGAGCGAGTCAATGTGACTGCGATCAATTACGATGCCCGAGTTTATGACGATGACAACAATGTGCCGGATTGATCGAGATTTCCTACAGGCCCGTGTCCGACTCGTTGCTGCTTAAAGCGCCCCGGCATTAAGGGCCGAGGCGCTTTAAGGTCGGCCTCCGTTATGCATATTGGACTAGCTTCCAGGTCACAGCTTTATCATTGTGAGGAGGCATCCTATTGCCTTTTGCAATGGGGGCGGTCGTACTCGCAGCGTCCTGGCTTCTCCATACTCCACTTTCTGGGCAGTTCTCACCCGTGCGTGCTGTAGTGCCAATTGGGGCCTTAGCCATATTACCCTCCAGTCAGTTGTGGTAGTTGAGGGATAACCCTCAAGGTGAGATTAGTCATGCTTGTGTAGGCTTGCCAGCCCAGGCGAAGTTTTGAAGGAGGTAAGCTTCATGACAGGCCTGGCTACGTTTGAAATGCTGACCAGACCATACCGGGATCAAGCTAATTCACGGGAAAAGCACCCGTAGATGCTTGATTCGGATAGGGTAGTGATGACACCTGTAAGCGACATGGTAGTATCGCGGCTCCGGTATGCGGAAATTGTACGTAGGATTGTACGTAAGGTGGGTCGTGGCGCTTATCTCAAAGAAGGTTATAGCACAGGCTTGCTTGTTAAAATCCCTAAAATATCAAATAGATAGTTTGGTTTAGTCATCATGAGCGAGACCCTGGATATCTGGCAGTCGCGCTTCGAGCGGCTGCGTGCCAACAAGCTGTTCGAGGCGTTTGTCATCGCCATCATCATCCTTTCGGCGGTGTTGATCGGCGCCAAGACCTACGATGAAGCCAGCCGCTTCGAACAGGTGCTCTATTATTTCGACTGGGCAGTGACGCTGTTCTTCCTGGCCGAGATTCTGGTGCGCATGGCTGCCGAGCGCCGGTTGCGCGATTTCTTCCGCAGTGGCTGGAATGTCTTCGATTTCCTGATCGTGGTGGCCAGTCTGGTTCCGCTCAATGATAGCGAGATGGTACTGCTGGCGCGGTTGCTGCGTATATTCCGTGTTCTCCGGCTGGTATCGATGATCCCGGAACTACGGGTGTTGATGGCGGCATTGGTCAAGTCGATTCCTCGCATGGGCTACGTGGCGTTGTTGATGTTCATCATCTTCTATATCTACGCCGCCATCGGTAGCTTCCTGTTTGCCGACGTTGATGAGTTCCTATGGGGCAATATTGCCCTGGCACTGTTGACGCTGTTTCGAGTCGCTACGTTCGAAGACTGGACGGATGTGCTCTATGACACCATGGAGCTCTATCCCTGGAGTTGGATCTACTTCCTGACTTTCCTGTTCCTGACGGCTTTCATCTTTCTCAACATGATGGTCGGCATCGTGCTCGACGTCATGCAGAAGGAAGGGGCGCAAATCGAGTTCGAAAGCGGTGAGGGGGAAGCCGCCGAGCTTCAGGGGTTGCGCGAGGACGTCAGATCCTTGCGGGAACAGCTATCGCGGATGGAGGACAAGCTCGATCGCCGCTAA